CCTTGATCGGGTATGGGATTAGCGGGCTTTGGACGGCTTAGCCGTCTGCTTGCCGAACATCTTGCCGCCGCCGCCAAGCTTACCGGGCCACTTCGACTTGGCACCGCCAGTGGCGGTCGTACCGGGCTTCTGCTTCACCGCGGACTGCTTGCCGAACATCGGCTTGCCGCCGCCCTTGATGAAGCTCGGGGTCTTCGTCGAAATCACTTTGCCTTTAGCCATTTGAGTTCTCCTTAGCCGGCACCGCCGGTGAGTCGTTGACGTGGCCCCGTATCTTGCGTCGGCCGGCCAGGTTGATCTCCCTGGGCCTGCCCACCTGCCGCAGCCATCATCTGTTGCTGCTGCTCCATGGCCTCCAGCTTGTCTTCTGAAGGCACAATCTCCTCGCCCGGCAGGCCGATGGTTTGGGATACTGAGCGGAGGATGGCGGCGCGGCCCTTGGGGCCGACAATCTGTGCGTCAATCGGGTTCGCCGTGATCTGGAGGAACTCGAGCTGGCGAGCCCGCTGCGTCTCGCGCTGGACGGCGACATTGACGCCCATGACCTGGATCGACTCGTCGCCCTTGAGGACGCCGGTCTCGTCGGTCAGCATGAGCATGTCAAAGAGGCCCGCCAACAGCGGGGAGAGCACGTCGCGGTCGATGTTGGCAGCGACCGTCTGCAAGATTTTGCTGGCGTTACCCATAAGCATGGCCAACCCAGCTGCTGTCCTACCTGCGCCGCCCGAGGCCCCCGAACCCGTCTGATATTTAGGGATGGCGGAGAGCTCGTCAGCGAGATTGTTGAATTGCTGAAAGACGCCGAACAGTTCACCGGCGTTGGACTGCGGCTGGAAGAAACTGATCGGCTGTTGGGAGTTGTTACCCATCGGGTCGCTGGTCATGTACCAGCGCTTCCACGGATGCAGGTCCTCTGCGTTCTGACCTTCGGCCAGGCGGTCGGCGTTGATCACGACCTGCGGACCTGACGCGATGCTGAGGTTATTGATCAGCGATCGAAGGATCGCATTGGTAGAGTCCTGAATGTCCGAAAGGATGTCCGGTAGGCCGTTGCCTACCGGAGTGCCTGGAACCTTCTCGAAGCTGGTGATAAAATATGGATGTCGCTTCCGCGGGCTCGGGCTGAATTGAACCTTGATGACGTAGCGGCCGATGAGCCACGCCTGCACGGCGTAGTCGCGCAGCTCGTCGGGGATCTTCTCCTTGTCCATGCCATAGTCGAGCAGCAACTTCCCCTGCACGTTGCCGTGGTACTCGAGGCAGGTGTATAGGCCGCTACGATTTAGGCGGGGGTTCTCGCGGCTCTCTTGCTGGGCCCGCTCGGTCTCCGTCGAGTCCATGTCATCGCTGATGCCGTTAGGATACTCATCGAGAACCTTTCGGATGTTCTCATGGTTGTAGCCAGGCAGATCCAACAGGTCGTTGAGGTCCGTGCGCGTAAGCTTGGTGCGCTCAATAACCTCGGCGTCCTCGATGTCGGTGACGCCTGGCGTCCACCAGAGGTCGAACGGCGATACGCGGTTCCAGAATAGCTTGGGCTTCTGCTCGATGGCCGGCAGGCCAGACTTCCACGATACAATCGGCACGATACGAACGACAGGGCCCTTGATGCAGGCGATGGGGAATAGGGGGAGGTCGACGAGAAACTCGGCGAGCGCCTTGTAGAAGCCACCCTCGTCGAGCAGCTCCTCAATCTGATCCTCGGCGCGCTGGGCACGCTTAGTGGCCTGCTTCCGTTCGGCTATGCGCGCGGCATCCATAAGCTGAGTGGTGCGGTCGCGGATGGTGCCGGGATCAACCGGAGCACCCGCCTGCGATAGGGTCTGAAGCTCGATCTGGATCAGCTGCCCGATGCTGGACACGATGTCCTGCGGCACATCCGGATCGGCAGGCGGTGCGATGCCCCACGGCCGATCCGGGGTTAGGTAGACGTCCCGGAGCAGTGAACTGGCGCCGCGGCACTTCATTGCGATGGTACGCGCGTAAACCTCGGACCCACCAAACTTCCTGATCTCAGCGATCTTGGTGGCGTCGTACTGGCCGTTAAACGCCCGCAGCGCGGAGAGAAGGCGCTCGTCCCAGCCGCTGCCGGCGTCGTTGCGGGCGTTCTTCATCATATCGAACTGGGTTCGGATGTGCCCGGCGAGGTTCGAAAGCGCGACCTCGCTCAGCCCGGCCTTGGCCTCTTCCTCAGCGACCGCACGCGCCTTATCCTCCGCCTGAAGAGACCTCTCATAAGCAGCGGGCGGCACGACGCGCATAACGCCGGTGTGCGGAAGAGCCTGCATCAGCAGTTACTTGGCAGGCTGTACAGCTGTCAACATTGCTGTTATGTACCAGTTTGCTAGATTAGGCACAATAAGTGATTGGTTTCCTTAAGGTAAAATGGCTAACACACCCGCAGTTATTACCCCCCAGTACGACCCTTTATTTGTGAAACTGGCGCGCGAGATCGCAATAGACCATTACGAGCTCGAAACTATACTTGAACACCACCAAATCACTACCGAAGCCTGGACAAGGATTAAAGACAATCCCCGTTTTCAAGCACTCCTCGAAAGCGAAATCGCCTCCTGGAATGAGGCGGGGAACACGCACGAGCGCACCAAGCTGAAGGCTGCGGCGCTCGTCGAAGAATTTCTTCCGGAGGGCAACCGGCTCCTTCACGCACCCGACCAGGCGCTGCCGGCAAAGGTCGAACTTCTCAAAACGCTGACCCGTATCGCGGGCATGGGGCTGACCGGTGTCGGCGTCGACGGGGCGCCGAGCGAGCGGTTCTCAATCACGATCAACCTGGGGGCAGATTCAAAGCTTCAGTTCGAGAAACAGGTTACCTCGAAGGTAATCGAAGGAGAGGTTCTGTCCCATGAAGCCTAAGCCGAAATCACCCTACCGGCTGGGGGGTGACCCCAAAGATCGCGAAATCGTAAAACTTAGAGACAAAGCCAGCTACCTCGAAAAAGAACTCAAAAAGCTTCACCGGCAAGCGTTAGACGAAGACGAAGTCAGGCGAATTATTGGGATTATAGCCAACAAAACCGAGAAACCACCCACCTGGCTGATCAAGCACAAAGCCGGCAAGAACTCGCCCGAAGTTCCCGTGGTGCAGTGGTCCGATTGGCATGGGGGCGAGACGGTCTCCCTGGCGGAGACAAACGGGGTAAACGAGTTCGACATCGCGATCATGAAGCGGCGCGTGCGCCGGCTAGTGGAGCGCACCATTCGCCTGGCCGACCGGCATGGAGGGACCTATCCCGGCGCCGTCCTCAACCTGCTCGGCGACTTCGTCAGCGGAGGTCTCCACCCGGAGCTCGAGAAGACCGATGAGCGCGAGGTGCTCGTCTCACTTCTGATCGTGAGGGACCTGCTCGTCTGGGCAATAGAGTGCATGGTCGACAGGTTCGGCCAGCTCTACATCCCCTGCACCAGCGGCAACCACGGGCGCAACACGCACAAGCCCGAGTTCAAGCGCTACGTCTACAAGAACTACGACTGGCTGTTGTACCAGCTCCTTGCCCGTCACTTCGCGCGGGACAAGCGCATCGTTTTCGACATTCGCCCCTCGAACGAGGTCTACTACAGCGTCTTCAACAAGCGCTTCCTCGCCATGCACGGCGACATGCTGGGCGTGAAGGGCGGCGACGGAATCATTGGAGCAATCGGGCCTATAATGAGGGGCGAGGTCAAGGTCCGCGGCTCCGCGGTCGAAGACTTCGACTTCCTCCTCATCGGCCACTGGCACCAGCCGCTCTGGTTGCCGCGGTGCATCTGCAACAACGCGCTCAAGGGATACGACGAGTACGCCAAGAACAAGCTGCGGGCTCCGCCGTCGGTCCCGTCCCAGCTACTCTTCTTCGTTCACCCCCACCACGGCGTCACCTCCCGCTGGGAGATCTATCTCGAGGGTGTACTCGAGGGCGTAACCGCCGAGTGGCTGACCGTCTTCGACCCGGTGGCGCTCGTGGCTTAGGCGCAAGGTTTCCTGAGAATAACATTGAATAAAGGCAACTTATCATATTATAAGCATGGATGTAAAACGAATAATGGTGAATACGTGGGCGCTCCAAGAAAATATAAACCCGGCGACATGCACTTTAGCTGGACTGTTATAGAATTCCGCGGTGCGGGTAGAACCTACCTTTGCAAATGCAAATGCGGGGTCATAAAGGTAGTTAGGCTAGGCGACAGCTCTAAATCTTGCGGGTGTGAGCGCGGGGCGCTGCTAAAAGCTAGCTACGCTGACAAATTATCGAGAGGTATTCACCACCCAAGTCGTAAGCACGGTAAGTCACAGACAAGAGAATACAGATCGTATAGGCATATGGTCAGCCGCTGCACTAACCCAAAAAATGACAGCTACCGCCTATATGGTGGGCGGGGCATAAAAGTATGCCAAGAGTGGTTGGGTCTTAGCGGCTTCGACCAATTCACTAAAGACATGGGGTCGCGCCCAGAGAATACTTCAATTGATAGAATAAACCCCGATGGTAACTACGAACCTGGCAACTGCCGCTGGGCCAACGCAGAAACACAAATAGCAAACAGGCGATATATAGTTCACATATCCTTAGATAGACTACAAAAACTAGAAGCGATAGCAAAGTCCTTGGGGGTTACAGTTTAATGCAAATAAATTATATAGCGCCCCCTACTTGCGCTAAATTTATGAAATCGGAAGCGTTCGGCCGTTTAATTGCTGGGCCTGTTGGGTCAGGTAAGACCACATCGGCCCTCTTCGAACTACTCCGGCGTTCATGCGAACAGGAGCCGGCGGCAGACGGCTACCGTTACACGCGTTGGGCTATAGTCCGGCAGACATTGAAACAATTAAAAGATACCGTGCTCAAGGACATCCTGTCCTGGCTCGACGGGATCGCTCAGTACAAGGTGAGCGACAGCACGATCTACATCGAGATAGGAGACGTCCGCAGCGAGTGGATCTTGATCCCACTCGACAATCCCGAAGACCAACGCCGGCTTCTCTCGATGCAGCTAACGGGGGCGTGGATGTCGGAAGCGATCGAGATGGACTTCGCGCTAATCGCGCCGCTCTCAGGCCGTATCGGTCGGTATCCCTCAGGTAAAGATGGCGCCGCCTCATGGTCAGGCATCCTCGCCGACACAAACATGCCGGCCGAAGGCTCCGAGTGGCACAAGTTCATGACGGAGACGCCTGCGGACTGGCAGATCTTCACGCAGCCGTCGGGCGCGTCACCTGAGGCCGAGAACCTCAACTACCTCAACCAGACGCCGGATACCCAGAAGCTCCCCGTCGACCACCCGGAGCGCATCGCCCGCGGGCGTGAATACTACTACCGGCTCATGCGCATGTACGGCGCCGAGTCGTCGTGGGTGAAACGCTATGTCTACGCGCAATTCGGCGATGACCCGTCCGGCACGGCGGTGTTCAGGGATAGCTTCAAGGTGTCGTTCCATGTCGTCGACGATCTCGAGCCCATCAACGGCTACCCGATAATCATCGGCCAGGACTTCGGTCGCGACCCCTGCAGCATCATCACGCAGATGGACCACAAGGGCCGGTTACTGGTGCTGGGCGAAGCGCCGGCGTCCGACACCGGGCTCGAGGTGCATATTCAAAGCGTATTGCGGCCCTTGCTCGCGCAAGAGCGCTACCTGAACAAGGCGGTCGCCATGGTTGGCGATCCGTCCGGCACATCGAAGAGCTCAATTTACGAAGAGACAACTTTCGACACGCTGAAGCGTATGGGGTTCCCGGCGTACCCGGCGCCAACCAACGACATTGATCCGCGGCTCCGCGCAGTCGATGCGTTCTTGCTAGCGCAACGAGACGGTGGGCCGGCGATCCTCTTCGATCGCAAGCGTTGCCCGAACATCATCCGAGCGATGAACGGCGGCTATCGCTACGCGAGGACCCGTGACGGCAAGAGCAAGCCGAAGCCGGACAAGAACGAGCATTCGCACATCGCAGATGCGCTCCAGTACGCCTGCCTAGTCGCTCATGGTGGGATGGGTGAAATGGTCGCCCGGCGATTGCTCAGGCGACCCGTTGCTCCGAGGGTGAGGATTACTTCGGCGGCGTGGACTTAGCTTTCTGTCGTTTGGATGTGTTATTCTCAATCTCCACCAAAGTGCGCGGGATGCGGGTGAAGTTGGGGCAGCTAAGTAACCGGTTGAGGGTGCGCAGCTCCTCACGAATATCGAGAAGTACGGCGAATTGGGCCTCTTCTAAAGATAGGTTTCTGTTGTCCCATAGACCCCACTCCCTGTTCCTATGCTTACTCACTCTCATGCGGCCTTCTTCGCTTTCTGCTCAGCGAGCCACTCGTCCTGCAGCGCGATAGCCGCGGCGAGGCGGCGGTCGAAGTGCGAGCCTAGCGTGGGGAACGTCCTCGAGTAACCAGCGGGGCGCTCGAAGTGCATGAACGCACGTACGGAGCCATATAGCGTCCATGCCTTGGCAAGCTCATCGCCGGCGAACTTCTCGGTCGTGTTCATCTCATAGTTGGCGAACTCGAGCTGGGTCTTCAGGTTGGCCGGATCTTTGATCGAGGCATGCTTCTTGGCAAAATCGAAGAGCCCCTTCTTGCGGATGCCGTTCCACTGGTGGATGCCGTAAGAGCCAGCGGGGATGCCACCAGTGGCCTTGATGTGCTTGTCGCCGACGACCTCAGTCCGCAGCTCCTTGTACGCCTCAACCTGCGCATGACCGACGATAGCGCACGCCTTAAATAATGGCCGCTTCGTGTCCAGCCAGAACTGGATCGCGATGCGCGCGTTGGGTGTCATTTGTGGCATGGGGGGCCTCCTGGGATTATTTAATGCCCATCTGTCGAAGGGCTTCCTCGACGCCGTGCCCGAGGGAATAGCAGAACACCTCCTCAGTGGCGTCGTTGAGCTCTATACCGATGTGCTGGACAAGGTAACCAATGGCGTGGAGCATCTCGTGGGCAAGGAACCCGTGCTCCCTCGCGGTGACAGGGCGGCGGGGCAGCCAGACGATGGGGCACTGGCCCGCCTTGTATAGCGTCAGACCGCCGGGGTTATGCTTGGGGTTAAGCGGCCAATCCGGAACGTCGAGCTTCCACCTGAGATAATCCTCGAGCCCGACCATTGGCCCAACCACCAAAATAATGGTCCAGTGAAACACGGCAAAAGACAGCTCGTACTCTCGAAGTCCGCAGCGCTTAGCAAAGCCTTTGGACGTGATCTTAATCTCGCCAGGCTTTACTTTCACGAAACGGTCTCCAGGGGTGGACACTCAGTGGCAGGGGCGGTGCGCTCGACGGTCGAACTGTCGATCCACTTGCGAACATCGGTGAGCCGATAGAACACCTGCTTCCCTAGTTTCACCCACGCAGGACCTTTTCCCTGACCACGCCATGTTTCGAGGGTGTTAGCGGTTACCTTCAAGGTAACCGCCAGCTCCTCATCGGTGAGGAGGCCCAGCCGAAGCCGGGTCTCCTTCGTGACCTCAGCTAGGCTCTCCATTATGCCACCAGGTCGGGAAGCTCGCCTCCGGGGCCCATCCCCGACACCAGGGTGAGGGTCGGGGCCACCGGCTCCCTCATGAACTCGTAGAGCTGCTTGGCGTTGTCGATAACAAGAGCAATCGACTCGCCTTGCTGGCGGTACTGCAGCGCCATCTGGATGGCGACGGTGCGGAGTTGCTGGTTCAGCTTAGTGTTCTCGTTCAGGCGGGCATTTTGGGTGGTCATTGGTGTGGCTCCTTTTGGGGTGGGATTATTTCTTCGAGGGCTCTGGCTTCTTCACGTCAGGCTTGGCCGCGTCCTCCTTTAGGGTGGATGGCTTGGCGACTTGCATGGCCACCTTCTCAGAGAGCACCGCAGCGGCCTTGGCGGCGGCGAGGCCACCCTGTTTCACAGCAAGATCGAGCAGCGCCATGAAGGCTTTCTGTTCACTGTCGTTGAGTGTGATGGTGACGTCCGCCGCGCGGGCAGCGGTGGTGGAGAGCACTAAGGCGAGCGTTAGTCCAAGTAGGGTTCTCATAAAAGCTCCTGGGTGGGTTAGCGGTGGGTAAAGAATCCGTCAGTGAGCCAGACAGCGCACATGACGAGTATGAAGAAGAGGATGCCGAGCATCAGTATTTGTAGGGGCAGCGCACCTCGATCCCGATGGGGTAGAGGCACCATTGCCTGCCCCCATGGATGCGAATCGCGACCGGCCGGTTTGCCCGCGGCATCCAGAACGGAAGCTTGCCGGGGGCGTAGTCGTCGGACGTCCGGACGTGGGCGTGTGCTTCGCAGCTCTTCATGACCGAACCAACAAACCCCGCCATGGCAAACGCTAGGACGAAGGCGACGATGCGGGAGTCGGTCATAAGCAGAGCAACCATATGGTTGTGGTGGAGAGGGCAGCGCCAGCGACGAACGCCAGGATCATGAGCTCGAGGACGATCCTGCGGAGCTCAGTGACCACCATGCGTTCGACGGGTGTTAAGGCCAAGGTGTAACTCCGTTTGGGTGGGGTGTTGGTATGGTTATATGGGTTAAAGGGTGGGAGCGACAATATAGTTTATGGTAAAAATAAGGGTATCTGAAAGTAAAATTGCCCCGTAACCGGGGCCATTACACCATTTAACCATAAGAGAACTTTAGTTCACGACCGGTGCGGCGGGAATTACGTTCTCGCCGCGGTCCACTTTGCAGACCTTCTTGGTGTGGTTCCACTTGCAGCCGGCGTCGGCTTCGCAGGTGGCGGCGTCGGTGCCTTTGCACAGGAGGCTTTCATTCACCTTGGGGGCCTCGGTCTTTACGGCGCCGTTCTGAGTGTCACCCATCGTGCATTTGGCGCCGGTCAGGGCGAGGGCCAGAGCAATAGCAAACATAGGGATATAACGCATTTAAGATCTCCTGGGAGAGGGGGGAATGGTGTGATGGTTATACCCTCGGCCGGGGGATCGTTCCAGGTAGTTTATAGTTACCTGAAAGTACAGTGAAAGTAACATGGTGTTTTGGTACCGGGCATATTTTTGGGTCCCCTGAAAAAGAGCGGGGGTGGGGCGGGGGGCCTTGGGCAGATACCCCCCGCGGTAACCTTCCCCATACCTAGTATGAGGCAAGGAAACGAACCAGCCACTTGAAGTAGTTCCCCTCGCCTAAGTAGCAGAGAACCAGCCACTTGAAGTATCTGCGGCGCGGAACGTGCATCTAATCTATGAGATTAGTCTGGACTACAGCCTCCGCATGAGGTTCGAGGTGATCCCACCTTGTCCAATGGTCTAACCTACCCGATAGGGCTGATCGTAGGCTTCGGCATCGGATGGTATTATTACTGATCGGGAGTTACCGCACTAAGATGCGAGCTTGCGCCGACCCGACGGCAAGGATGCTACCTAGCAAGTGGCACCCTTACACCATCGGACCATGCCGAGGCTTTAGGCCCCGTGATGGCCTCACGAATACGCGGCTCCTCAGTGATCCGATGGTGCAACGGTTCCACTTGATACCTAACGAGGTAACCAATGGCTGCGAGATGGATGCAAGGCAAGCTTGCGAAGATGCGACTTACCAACCTTCGCTTCGTCGAGGCGGGTTCAATCAAAGAAGCCGCGCACTCAGATCAACGCGCGGTTGATCTCCCGATTGCACCATCACACCGTGAGGCGATGGACGCTGCGATTGCCTCGTATCAAGGCAAGGTAAAGCGCGTACCCTGCAAGGGTATCATGCCGCAGCGAGCATATGGTGTGATGATGAAGGGCAAGGCTAACCTTGCTGGCCAGCTTTGGACCGGCGGCAAGGGTAGCTCAAACTTGGTTGCAGCGCCCAAGATGAAAGGCGCAATCATTGGGTGCTAGGGCTACCTTGCGAGGTAACCTCGGTGTTATGGTTACATAAAAGTAAAGCTAGTTGCGAACCGTTGTTAAGTAATTTTCGAGTAACCGGCCATAACCCATTGAACTCTTAACCATATTTTGGCGTTGGGGGTCCCGGCACGCGCGCGGTAAGTCCTTGATCTTATTGATCATTACATGTATGTAAATCTAATTCTAATTCTAATTCTTAAAAACGTGTGTACGCGTGCAAAAATCCGCCAGTCGATTTCTGAGGGTAAAACGCACGCTCACCATAACACCATCACATGTCCCTCTCAGGCGCTCCCTATCCTTTTTTCCTTGAGAATTAGAATTAAATAAGGCGCAACAATAACAACGACTTAACGCGTCTAATTCTAGAAATCAACCGACAGTGGGTCCGCGAAAGTAAACCACGCTATCTGTAGTACCATCACAACGTAAAGACACAATTTGGATATTCTAGAGGCAAATTCTAGAAAACTGGTTGCCTACAAGCCACAGTGTAATGCCATCACATGCGCAACTTTAGAGGTATCAATTGTGTAAAACAGTATTTAACTTTCATGATACGGTTACAGAGAATAATTCCTAGAATTAGTCTAGATAAAATGTCACCTATTTGTCACACCCTGTCCGATTTACGTTCTAGCAACATTCAGCAAAGAATTAAAACTAGAATTAGCGTGGGTTACCGCGGTTAAGTCGGAAGGTTACCTCATTAGGTATCCTGAAAATTACATTGACTACGCAGTGTTGATTTGGTCATTTGCTAGTGCAACGACCCGCCGCGTTGAGCGCACCACCAAGCGCACTCACTGCCGCCGTACTCCCACCCAAACCTCGCCACGACCGGCAAGGTTACCTTAGGAGGTTACTTATGACTTCAACCGAAACCGCAACGCCGGAAGCCGGCCACAATCAGAGCGAGAGCGCCACGAAGAAGTTCTTCCGCACGGCGCGCGAACTCGGAGGCCAGCACGGCCTAGGCGAAGATGCACTGGTCAAGCTGGCCGCTGCCGTCGCCTATGCCGCCAGCGATGGCGCAATCACCCTCGACAAAGACACCGAAGGCAAAGACGATGCGCACCGCGCGTATGACGCCTATGTCGATGGGTTCTCCAAGAAAAACCTTCACGAGCACGCGAAGAAGGGCAAGACGGCCAACGTCTCCAAGCTACGCGCCGTCATGAAGGCGTCCGTCAGGCCGTCCTGCGATTTTGTGGGCGGCATCGATACCTTGACGCGCATCCGCGCCGTGGAGGAGAAAGCTGGCAACCCGGTCAAGGGCGCATATCAAGCCATCGTCGAGGCCGCGCGCGCCCAGCAGACTCAGGACGACGACCTCACCGACGAGCAACTGCGTGAGATCGTCGGCAAAGCAGCGAGCGAAGATCCCACGATCGAGGACCGGCTCAACGCCGCGAAGAAAATCCTCGAAGGGCTGATCACCGGCGAAAACAAGTGGGGCCTCAAAGACCAAGACCCCAACACCATCACAGCATGCGAGGCCATCACCTCACGCCTCGCCACGATGGTTGTCGCCCGTGAGACACAAGAGATCAAGGACAAGGCGCAAGCCTTGGGCCTCACCCTCGTAGCCGCCTAACGAGCGAACTGGGGAGGTTACCCCCCACGGTAACCTCCCGGTTTCCTTCGAGGTTGCGAGTACCCGACGCTTTAGCGAGCCCATTGCTTAAGGCGACCCAAGACACCCCCTCCCCTTGGGTACCCCGCAGTGCAATGCGTTGCAGTGGGCTCACTAGAGTGCCGGTGTTCTGAGACAGGCGGGACGCTGCGAACCGCGCACTCACCGCATAACACCATCGGAGGGTCACATGGACTTAGAGAACGACGGTCAGATGGAATCCGCTTCGATGGCGATCGAGCAGCTACTGCTCGCCTACGCCAAGGGTGAAGCCGGCGACAGCCACGTCGAGTGGGAAGACCTCGACATTGCCTTTCAGTACGCGAAAGCCGCTTGGCCTGGTCGGTACGAGTCGATCATGGCCGAGCTGAGAAACACCTAGCGTAGGAATAGGCAGCGCACTCATGACCCACACCCTACTCTGCCGCGGCTCGGGCAACAACGGCCCTTGGGCCCCATGCAAGGTAACCCCATGAGGTACGTTCACATTTACAAGATATCTTATGGCAAGTGGTCTGTGAACTACTGGGCCCACGGCGAACCATCAAATATGGTCACCTTCGATACCTTGGCGGAGGGTGAAGAATACACCAAGAGACATTACCACTGCCAAAATATGCTCGTGCCGGTCGAGTCCCACAAAGCAATCCTTGCGCTGCTCAACAGGTAACAAGCTGAGTTCGCGAACTCAGGAGGTAACACCATGACAGACCCAGCGCTCACAACGACGCTGACTTTGTTGTTCAAGGATAAGACTGAAGCCGAGATTTCGAGCGCGCTCACACAAACGCTCGGATTGAAGCTCGCCGAGAAACTAGCGTGGACGCTGGCCTATGATGCCGGCATCACTATATCCGTTGCCCTAAGTCCTGGCGACATCCTGAATGAGCTTGAGGAGCGCGGAGATTGGGCTGACAATACCTATGAGTTCGTTGGCACGCGCGAAGATCTCGTTTTTACTTGTCAAATGTACGAATGGGGCGACCTAGGTGAGGCGCAAGGCACCGCCAGGGACGAGCTTTTCGACAAACTAGTCGAAGACGGCCTTATCAAAGCCACTCCGGTTACCTCGGAGGTAACCGATGCGTGAATACTCAGTCACCATCCTGAAGCACGACGGCTCGACAGCCGAGCGCAAGCTCTATGCCAAAGACCGCGAGGATGCGATGGCGTTTGCCAAGAACATCTTCCGGCATCACTGCAAGAAGATCACTAAGTGCTCGCTTACTCCCGCCCCAATGGAGGTCACCACCAATGGCCAAGATCAAGGTCTACAGCCTCGTCAGTGACACCGACAATGGCATCGACACGGAGGTTTATGCTACCGAGGCCGAGCTCAACGCAGAGCTTACTGACACCGCCAACGAAGTGTTGGAACGCGATAGCAAGTCTATAGATGACTTCCCTAACCTAGATGTGGCCTGGGATTACATCTGGGAACACGAGCTTTGCGGCGATGCCACCTATCACTGGAACGAGCATACCTTGGAGCTCGCCAATGCGTAGCGCAATCAGAGCCACCACTGGCCCGAGCTTCATCTGCTGGGAGATCAGCACTGACGGCTGGCGCAAGGGCTACGTCACTGAAGCGCTCGCCCAAGCTGATTTCGATGCCATGCAGCGCCGCGGTATCGAGCCGCTCACCATCTGCCGCGTAGACTACATCCAGGTTCAACCGGGCAACATTAACCTCAATATCTGCCCGCCACCACTCGATAACCTTGTGAGGTAACCCATCCATGAGCCACCTCTACGGTATGCGCGCCACACGGCGCAAAGAGCCGGTCAATCCCGAGTGCCCACGCCGGGTACGCAAGAAGATTAAGGCACGCAATTACCAATGCGCCGCCGAGACCGCCGGCCGAGCGGATCACCGTAACAGCGTCGATTACCACGCAGGTAACCCTTACAGCGCTGACACGCTCAACTGGCACGCTTGGCGCCGGGGGTGGCGCAACGCTCGCGAGCAACAGATCGAGAGGGTGGACTAATGCGCCTATCTGATGAGCCGCACCCAACACCGAAAGCAGCGAGCGGCACGGAGTGGGCCGTAGTTTGCTTGGGTATGGCGACAGGGAAATGGCACGTCTTTGCCTACACCTGCGACAAGCCCGAGGCCGAAGCCCGCGCGCAAGCACGGCGCGATGACGGGTGGCTGACGAAGGAAGTGCCTGAGGTCTTCATCGTGCCTATCGAGACGCTAGAGACGACGCTAGCGCTGCTCAATCGCGGCAAGTCTTACCTGATGAGGGCGGAGTGATGTCCAAGTTTGGAAAGCGCGCGTGGCACCACCCATACCCACGGTTCGTCAACCCTGACGGCACCGAAACACTGGCCGGCGAGATCCTCAGGCTATGCGCCCGCGAAGAGGGGATGCTCCAGCCGTGGGCGCGGTACGACAGCACTGGGATCGTTAGGCGGCGTAGTATGGTTGGTCGCCTTAATCAGCTTGGGCTCATCGTGGAGCTACGCACTGGGCCGCGCAACGGCAAGTATTGGCACACCACAGAGCTTGGAGATGTGCTCGCAACACTAGCTGCTGACCTCCCTCCGCCGGCCTTTCGCGCCGCCTTATCGTTACTTTTCTGAGGTAACCATGAGACACGTCACCATCGAAGGCATCAAGTTTTTCAGCGGCACAGCTTGCATTAACAGGCCAGATGGCTACCGCCTCAGGATCTATACCGCTCTACGCGGTGAGCCCGACCACTATTTGATGCATTTAGTGGGCCCGGACGGTATCAGCCTAGCTGACTGTGTTTGGCGGAACCTGAACACGCTCGCTGCGCAAGCAGTTATCAATGAGTTCCGCAAGGGTGGCGACTTCAAGGAGGGGACCGATGCTTGAAGCCATTCCCGTACTGCTGGTCATAGTCGCCTGGTTGCTGTTCTTCATATGGAAGCAGCTAGAGAGCATCGCCCACTCACTCCGCGGCCTGAAGCGCATAGCTGACGATCGCAACGATAACCCACAGAGCTCATCCTTCGAGAGGTAACCATGCCTGTATTGGACAGTCCGACTGTAGCGGGATAGAAACCCATGAAGGTTTCCTGAAGATTACCTTGCAATGTAACCTTACCAATGCTTTACTTAAACTCCACCATAACACCCTCACATGTGGGTTCCGATAGGAACCACACCCCACCCGGAGTAAAGCTTTTGCCGAGCAAACACAAACTTCGCGATGCGCTAATCGACGATGGACTAGCGCCAGTCGAGCCGGGTTATCGACCCGCGCCGCAAGTATGGCCCGAAACACCAAACCCCACTACAATTCGCGCGATTGAAGAGTTAGAGGGCGTCAAGTTCGACCAAGGTAAAGACCCTTGGCACCTGGCCCCAATCGACGCCTTCCGAGCAATCATCAAGGTGCTCGCGTTCGGCGCCAAGAAGTACGCCCCCCGTAACTGGGAGAAGGGCATGGACTGGTCGCGCCCCTACGGCGCCTTGCAACGTCACCTCAACGACTGGTGGGAAGGTCAGGACAAAGACCCAGAGACCAGGATGTCACACCTGTGGCACGCCGGCTGCTGCGTATGCTTCCTGATCGCCTACGAAATCCGGGGCATTGGCAAAGACGATCGACCCCACCAACCGACTACCTGACGAGGTAACCATGATGCCGTTTGCCCTGACGCCCGACGATGGCCCGCCGCGGCTTCTTCGGTTCACCGACTCGATCGCCGGTGACGTGCTGGCTGTGCTCGATGAAGGGGACAACATCCTACACATTGACAGGACTAAGTATCGCGCACTCACAGTGTCCGATCAGCATGTGCTGATCCGTATGCTTCACCGTATCACCTGCTTGCGCGCCGGCAAAATGACGCCGCCGCCCGAAGAGCTCGCCGCATGAGGTGGGCGGTGTACAAATTCGATAAAGGCGTGCCCATTGCCACCCCTACAAAATTTCCTCGCCTAGCTAGAAGCTTGGCGGAAATGGACGTGGGGGACTCGTTCTTTGTGCAGAAGGCTAAATGGACGGACGGCATGCGCTGCGCTGCCTATCGGTACGCGCGCAAGCTGAAGATCAGGATTGTATCCCGCCAGGTCGCTGGTGGCATGCGCGTCTGGCGAGTCGCGTACAAACCCCATTTTTCCGAAACTGTAACCCCAGGAGGTAACCACCATGTTTGAGAGACTGCGTTCGGCGCTCAAGAAGGGCGCCGAGGAATACCGCTCCTATCCCGAGCGGCAGTGCCAGATGGCTGACTTCGTGCGTCGCACCAACTACCAACGCGTGCTCAACACGCTTGACCCGGCAGCGCCTGGCACCCTGACGATCAAATCGGTCATCGCTGATCCAACGCCCGAGAAGCTGCCCCTGTTCATCGCCGCGATCGACGGTATGCCGGTCGAGGATCAGTACCCGCTTCTGGCTGCCATATTGGGCCCACACCCGAAGCTGGTCATGGTTCCCGCCATGCAGAGGTGGGCGCTCGACAACAGCACGGCACTCGCCGCCTTCACCCGCTGAACTCTCGATTACCCCACCAAGGTAACCGCCGAGCAATTGAAGCGATTTGAGACTGAACCCCACCCACGGAGAATGAGAATGAAGCTCAAGACAATAATGGAGCGCATACCGCTCTGGTACGAGTCTGCCATCAAGAACCCCCGCGCCGCCAAGGCAATTTACCTTCGCTCAGCGCCGGGACGTGGCAAGACCACCACCCTCAGCGACGCGCCGCGGATCATCGGCGAGAAGCTTGGCATGAACCTCGGCCTGGTCGTGCTCAACGGCGGGCTCTTGACGCCCGCAGACGTTATTGGTTTCGGTCTACCCAAGCACTACGACACGCACAGCGAGATGGTCTGGTCGGACCCGTTCTTTTTCCGCTCTGAAGAGGGCAAGCGCCTCAACGAGTACGACGGCGGCATCATCATCGTCGATGAGGCTGACAAGATGGAGGTCGATTGCAAGAAGATCATCGGTGAGGCAGCCCTCTCAGGGCGACTCGGGCCGCATCGGTTCGCCAATAACTGGGTCGTCTGGTTCACCGGCAACCGCATTGGCGTCGATCGCTCAGGCTCAACAAAAGAGCTCGACCACATGATCAACCGTATCCGCTTCATCGACGTCACTGACGACATCGAGTCGCTGGTCGATTACATGGAGGCAGTTGGGTGCATGACACTCACTAAGGCGTTCACCACCCAGTACCCGCAGGTTGTGTTCATGGACCCACCCAAGAAGCAGGGTCCGTGGTGTACGCCACGCTCGCTGGTCGCCTCGGACGCCTACCTCCAGTCGATTACCCCGCAAGGTAACATGCCCCCCGAAGATCCCACGGTCGTCGAGGAAGTGTCAGGCGAGATCGGCGAGGCCGCAGCTGCTCAGCTGTTCGCCTTCGTCAAGCTCGAGCGTGAGATGCCGAGCTACGCCTCGATCGTCGCCAAGCCCACCGAGGTTAAGGTTCCGATCAACAAGCCCGACGCCCTCATGCTCATCGCCTACAACCTCGCCCATCGCGTCGAGGAGAAGGACATGGCCGCGGTCGTCAAGTACGTCGAGCGCATGCCCAAGGAGTTCGGTGTCACGTTCCTGAGCTCTGCGTGCAAGCGCAACGCCAGGATCGTGATGACGCCGGCCGTCCAGAAGTGGGCCTTGGAAAATTCCAGCCTGATGGCTGCGATCACGAAGTAATTCGCCGCGCCGTCGCTTATTCAGCGCCCCATAAGGCGAGACGTAAGGGCGGCGGAGTGCTGCGAACGGGGGCCGCGCCAGTTGAATGAACCCCGCTTTGGGAAACCAGGAACTGGAGTGCGGCCCCCACCAACTCTTACCTCAGGAGGTAACATGTACACGTTCACCATCGAAACCGACGCCATTAAAGCAGCTCGCGTTACCCTTCAGCATGGTGAGCCATCGGTGTTTACCGTCGAAGGCTTGCTGGCTGACCTGGAAAAATATCAAACAGCTCTGGTCGCCATTCGAGACACCTGCATAGGGTACAAAGCCACGCGCCTCGCTCGCGAAGCACTAGCGGAGGAATGAAATGTACACGTTCACCATCGAAGTGCGAGGCGATTGGGATGAAGAGAAGATCGCCCTCATGAAGGAAGCGGCCAAGGTCGCAGCCAAGCACATCTACACCACCGCGCTGCTCATATCCGACAAGCGTAAGCCTCAGGTCGCGTTACATGGTCAGGACTTTTTCACCAAGGAAGAAGAGATCCTGCTCGCTGACGACATCGAATAAGAGCCCTCCCACCCCCAGGAGTCTTTTGGAGAGACCACCAATGGAGAAGCTGAAAGAGACTGCGCTCACCCCGCAGCAATCGAAGATGTGGAGCGAGTCGAAGACTGCCCTAATGTGGCACTGTCCCGCCTTCACCCACATCCTGCTGACGATGCTCAACAAGGAAGGTTCTGAGCACCAGGCCGTCATGACCAAGGACGTGCCGATCGCCGCGACGGACGGCAGCGCACTCATCCTCAACCCCGACGAGTTCTTCAAGTTCAACCTCTATGAGCGGCTGTTTATCACAGCCCACGAGATCGCCCACTGCATCATGAACCACTGCGTTCTGATGCACCACTGGCAGATGCGTAAACAGGTTGTTTACAGCGATGGCTCGACGCTGCCCTACGTCCAAGAGCTCATGAACATGGCCATGGACTACGTGATCAACGATATGCTGGTCGAGTCAAATATCGGCACGCCGCCCAAGCGCGGCGGCAAAGTTATCTGCCTGCATGACAAGCAGATCGGCACGGCGCTTGAGAGCGTGGTCGACGTCTATCGCAAGGTCTACAAGCAGAACCCGCCGCACTTCGTGTTTGACACACTGCTGCCGCCGGGTACCTCGCAAGGTAAGGACCCGCACCAATCGGCGCTCAATCGCAACGACACCGAATGGCAGACGCAGATCGCCGCCGGCGCCAACGCCCAGCGCGCGATGGGTAAGCTGCCCGCTGGCCTCGAGCGCTTCTTCAACGAGATCCTGAACCCGCAAGTTGATTGGCGTGATCAGATCCAGACGCTGTTCGCCCGCAAGCTGGGCGCTGGCTCGTTCGACTGGCACAAGCCCGACCGACGCTTGATTGTCAGGGACATCTACGCGCCTGGCCGCTCCGGGTTTGGCGCCGGCACCATCGTCATAGCGGCCGACACCTCTGGGTCGGTTGGCAACGCCGAGCTCGACATGTTCTTCGCCGAGATCGCCGGGCTCTTAGAGGACCTAAAGCCACAGCGCCTGGTCATCCTCTGGTGCGACGCAAAAATACATCGCATCGACGAGTGCGAAGAGCCTGGGGACCTGAATGTCATCAGGCACGATGGCGTAGGCGGTGGCGGTGGCACGGACTTCCGTCCGGTGTTCGACTGGGTCGCCGAAGAGGGTATCACGCCCGACGCCCTTGTTTATTTAACAGACCTAATGGGGAGCTTCCCATCCGAGGAACCGAAGTACCCGGTGATTTGGGGCAGTATCGGAACGGGGTCGGCGCCCTTTGGGGACATTGTTAATATTCCAAAGCAGGCCGCGTGATGGAAATAAAAAATAGTGAGCGGCATCGGGCCGGTAATCGGCGCCGGAACAAGCGGTGGCGTGCGAATAACCTGGAACATGCTAAGGCCCTCGAGATAGAAAAGTCTCTGCGCCACTACTACCGCAATCACGAAGCTTCAAAAGAAAAGCTGAAAGATCGCGCCCGAAAACGCCACGCTGCAACCGACCCAGATAAGCGTCGTTGTGCTCGCTTGCGCACCGCCTACGGCATCACGCTGGTGCAGCGGAGCGCGTTGCTCGCAGCTCAGGGTGGGACATGCGGCGGATGTGGGACCGACAAGCCAGGTGGCCGTGGCTGGCAAGTCGATCACTGCCACGAAAAGAAAACGCTACGTGGCATCCTGTGTTCGAAGTGTAACACCGGCCTCGGCCTCGCTGACCACAGCACTGAAACCCTCAGGAGGTGGATAACCTACCTGGACCGAAATGCCTGAGAGAGGATGACCCTTCCCCGCAGCCGTGGTGGCAACGGGCGACCGTGCGGCCCGCAGCGTTTGTTCATGTCCGCTGCGGATAACCTAGGCGAAACAAGGCGGAGTTCCGGTCCTCTCTCAAGGCAAACAAGAGCACCCGGTGAAACACCGCAAGCCACCAACTCTCTTTCTCTATTACCTCAGGAGGTAACAATGGCACGCTTCTATGGGACGGTCCAGGGTGGCCGAGGTCGGGCAACACGCCTAGGCCACGCCACCAGTGGCTTGTCCGTCACCGCCCAAAGCTATTCTGGCGACGTCATCGTGAACCTTTGTGACGCTGAAGGTGATGACCACGTCCACATTTATGTGCGTGACCACTCTGGTGGTCGAAGCAAGCTCATTTACCATGGCCCGATCACTCAACTCCTCGACCAAAGCGAGCGCAAAACTATGCTCACAGCGCTGGTTGGTGACATCCTTTGCGATAAGGGGGCAGCATGAACCATCCAACCTCCGCCGCCTTTGAAGCGGCGCTCACCCAGATGCACTCGACTACAGCTGCGGCGCTCGAATGCTACGCTGCTCAAGAAGCTGAGTATCGCAAGCAGATCGCCGCGTGCGAGGGCGCACTAATCGGCGCAACCAAGCAATATCTCGCATCGGGCATCGGCATCGCCACGAAGGAACTCAAGAAGGGCTTCGAGCTCCTGCCAGGCAAAGACGCGAAGGACTATTTCAAGTCGCTGGCCAACGAGCTCAACCGCCCCTTCCTCTTCGCTGACGAGGGGAGGTGGCAGCGCTACAGCGCCGCAAAGGGCGAGTGGGTTTGGCGCAACCTCATCGAGCTCACCGTGCCGGGTGTCGCCCGCCTGAAGAACGTGGTCGCCGGCCTCAACCTGGTGGCTAAGCCCAACGGCAGCCGCGACAAGGATGGACCGCTGCTCAGCCGCCACTCCGATCGCGTCTGGCGCTTCGACTTCATGGGTGGGGAAGGTGAAGAGCTGTTCGCCTCTTTCGTCGAACAATGCGCCAACGACCCAGTCATGCGCATCACCCTCAACCTCGGACCGAAGAAGTAACCTCGAGAGGTAACCACATGGCGTTTACGCAACACGAGCTGTACAGCCTGCAGGGGCAGGTCAACCGGCTGCACACCCGGATGGTTGCCGTGACCCGACCACCTGAGCTGTCTCATCAAGACGTGCTCGACCTGTTCGCGCCGGTCGAGCACCACGACCTCTTATGGCGGGCGTCTGACGTGGCGCGCCTGGGCTATGGCCACGATAAGCACTTAGATCGCAAGTGGGACGGAGGGGCCAACGTCCGATTCCACCTCAACGGTAAGGCGCCGCTACTTCCTCGAGACCTCATTTGGAACGCCAGCCGCGTCGACATCATCAAGGTGATCGACGCATGGGTAGCTGAGCGTCAGGTGATTGGCATCACCTATGGCCGCGTGCGCGTCCTGCTGAACAAGCTCGACGAGCTCTGCAACACCCCGGAGCAGGTTAGATATTTCTGGCCGGGCGTGCTCGCACTACTCAACTTGTCCGACGAGATGGCCGCGCTTACTGAGCGGCTCCAGAACACCAAAGCCCCTGGCAATGTTCCGAACATCCCGGTCGAGATCCGGCGCACTTGCCGCACTTGCGCTGGCAGCGTGGCGGCGGCAGTGCTATTGCTGAGCGACCTCGAGGGAAGCACCCATGAAGGGCCGGTATCATTATCATTTACTGGAGCTGCGGTGGACGATCCTGACCTGGGGCACGTGCCATGCCTATAGGCATTGATGTGGCGGCCGGGGGCCACCAACCCACCGGCCGCCGAGACTCCCACCCAGGAGTTTACACCTAGGAGGTGCCCCGTTGATATACGCCCAGGAAGAATTTAAGTCAATAAGTCTAAGATTGGTATGGTAACGCACAAATGAAAACGATCTTCTTGGACTTCGAAACATTTTACTCAGATGAATATAGCCTGCGTAAAATGACGCCTGTGGAATACGTGCTCGACCCAAGATTTGAGGCAAATGGCTGCGCCGTTATTGAAGGTGACGGCCAGCCTTATTGGCTCGATGGCCCTTATTTGCCTGCGTTCTTCGCCTCCCTGGACCCCAAGGTTACCATGCTGGTAACCCATAATGCTCTATTCGATATGTGCGTCGTCGCCTGGCGCTTTGGGTTCATCCCTAGGCTGATGATCTGCACCATGAGCGTCGCCCGCGCTGTGCTGGGGCACAAGCTCCGTCACGTCTCGCTTGAGAGTGTATCGCAGTGCCTCGGCCTCGGTGCCAAGGGTGGCGTGCTCTCAAAGGTTAAGGGCATGAATTTGCCCATGATTAAAGCCGCCGGGCTATATGACGAGTACGTGGCCTATGGCCTCGATGACGTGAGTAAGTGCGCTGGCATCTACCGGAAGTTGGTGGAGAGTGGGCACTTTCCTGTCCCAGAGCTCGCCGTCATGGACATGGTGCTCCGGTGCGGAATCCAGCCACAGTTACAGTTATGCCACACGACGTTGGCTGAACATCTTCAGGAAGTGCAAGCAAACAAAGCACAACTGCTCGATCAAGCGATCCAATTGGGTGCCTCTGACAAGAAAGACTTGATGTCGAACGACAAATTTGCGGAACTTTTGCGGTCAGTCGGCGTTGAGCCGCCCACCAAAATTTCGCCCGTCACCGGCAAGGAAGCCTACGCGTTCGCCAAGACGGACCCTGACTTCCTGGATCTGCAGGAGCATGCTGACCCCGCGGTGCAGGCGCTAGTCGCCGCCAGGCTGGGTCACAAGACAACGCTCGAGGAGACGCGCTGTGAGCGCTTCCTCAAGATCAGCCAGTTGCACTGGCCGATTACCCAGCAAGGTAACATGCCCATGCCGCTCGCCTATTCGGCGGCGCATACCCACCGCCTTGGTGGCACCTGGAAGCTGAACGTCCAGAACCTGGGGCGCGGGGGGAAGCTGCGTCGCGCACTCATCGCACCATCACACCATAAGGTCGTCGCCGTTGACGCCTCACAGATCGAGGCGCGCGCCGTCGCGGTGCTCTGTGGACAACAGGATCTAGTCGACGCTTTCGCCCGCGGTGACGACGTCTACGCGGGGTTCGCCACCGAGCTATTCCAAACGCCTGTAACCAAGAAAACTCACCCGGTCGAGCGCTTCATCGGGAAGGAAGGGATCTTAAGCCTAGGCTACGGGGCCGGCCCTCCGAAGTTCAAAGTACGCGTCAAGGTTCAGTCCAAGAACCAGATGGGCACGGCGATTGAGCTGACTGACGAGCACGCCGCCCAATATGTCGGCACCTACCGCACGAAGTATTACAAGGTCCCCAAAGGCTGGCGTCACCTGAACTACGTTGGTATTCCGGCGCTCCAGTCAGGCAGCAAGTTCGAGTTCGGCCCCTGCATCTTCGAGAAGGAGGCCATCCTCCTGCCGAGTGGGCTCAGGTTATTCTACCATCACCTGCACCAGGAGCACGGCGAGTGGATGTTCACCTATGGCGGCGCCACTAAGCGCCTTTATGGCGGGAAGCTGCTCGAGAACATCTGCCAGGCGCTCGCCCGCATCGTCGTCATGGACGCCGGGCTGCGCATCCGCCGGCGCATCAACCGAAGCATTGCGCTCCAAGCGCATGACGAGCTCGTCTACGTGGTGCCCGACGAGGCCGTCGAAGAAGTGAAGGGCATCTGTTTAGAAGAAATGTCGAAGCCGCCTTTATGGCTTCCTGAGTGGCCGCTCGCAGCTGAAGTAGGCTCCGGTCAGAGCTATGGATCAGCAAAATGATATGGAAGAAAATACCGAATTTTCCGTATGAGGTCAGTAATACTGGTTTTGTGCGGCGGTTAGGTAAAGAACAATTTCTAAAGCCAATGCGTTGTGGAAGAAAAAGCAAACAGTATTATACCGTTCGCTTAGGTGACGGTATGTTTCAAGGTGATTACAAAGTGCATATACTTGTCTTAGAAGCGTTTGTGGGGCCACGTCCTGACGGGTTGGTCGGCTGTCATAAAGATGACAACACAACTAACAACGCAGTGGAGAATTTATATTGGGGTTCGGAGTCCCAAAACACCCACGACCGTTGCCGCAAAAACAACAAGCTTACCGCCGCCCAGGCGGCTGAAATACGCGCCCGGCGAGCCACGGGTGAAAGTGGTAGGGCGCTAGCTAAGGAATTTGGGGTGTCAGAACAAATGATTTGCGACGTCTACAAAAACCGAAGCTACTTCTACTAAGTAACCGTGGAGTTACTTTCAAGTAATTCTCAGGTAATTCAGTGATTTAGCTTGACCCAATAGTAAAGGTATCCTAGTAATGCGTTATAAGTCTCCCACCCAATACCACCACGAGGCAACGCCAACCAATGATCGAAACTGGGGCGGCACCCAACGCCGACGATACCATCGCAGTTCTCAAGTCTCGCGTGCGGGACCTTGAGGCTGTTCTCAACCAAAACAACGTCGACATCGCACTGGCCTTCCGGCTCACGCCCGCACTGGCAAACCTCTTAGGCTTGCTGTTGGCCGTGCCACTCGTCACCCCCGACGCCATCCAGCACAGGCTGGAGATCGCCACAGATCCAAAGGTCGCCATTCACCGTCTGCGGAATGTGATCAAGGACTGGGCTCCCAAGCTTGGCACCGGCAGTGAAGTGTTGATCCAAGGTCGCCGGCATGTCGGGTACTGGATTGAGCCGAGCATCAAGGAACGCATGAAAGCGTTCGTTGCCGCCGCGGCAGAGACACAGCTACCCGCCCAGGTAACCGCCGAGCCTGAGCTCGTCGAAGCAGCTTAGTTCAGCCGCGCCTCTGATTTTTGTCTGGCCCATAAGCCAGGTGCAGGGATTGGAGGAATGCTGCTGGGAGCCAGGCGGGGCGCTGGTAATGCGTCGCCCCGCCACCTTCATCCACCCATACTGAGGAGACACCACCAATGTCCCTTGCTGCGCTCGCCCGCCATCGGCGCGTCTACATCGCTACCCCTTACACCAAGTACCGTTTAGGTATTCAGGAAGCTTGGAAAGCTGCCGTCGACGTCTGCGGCAGGCTTAAGCACGAGGGCGTCGTGCTCTATTCTCCAATCGTCCACTCACATCCGATCGCCGTCATGGGCGGCATCGATCCGCTCGACTTCAAGATGTGGATCAAGGACAACGAGTCCCAGGTCGCCGACGCCGACGCCATCGCCGTCATCCAGCTGGAGGGTTGGGAAGAGAGCTACGGTGTTAAGGTCGAGATCGACGCCTTCAAGGCTGCCGGCAAATCTCTCTACCTTGTCCACCCGGTTACCCTTGAGGTAACCTTGTTCACTCCTCCCCCCGAGCCGCTTGAGCCGACCCCCCTAGAGCTCGCCATAGCGCGCCTCGATGCGGATGCAGTCGCGGAGGCATCAAACCATGGGTGCTTATAAGGTCATGACCAGCTTCCATGTTGAGAAAGCCTATGGCGGACGCGGTAGCATCAAGATCATACCGGAGTTCTCACACATAGAGATCGCGCGCGAGCCCGCGCTGACCCCCGCTGACGCCGTCAAGCGTGCCATCCAGGAAGGCGAGAAGATCGTGGTTTTTGTCGCCTGCGGTGGGCACTGCGTGATGCTCGACGACGATGCGAAGGGGTTCCCGTCCGAGCAGATGATCACGCAGATGAGGCTGCTTGGCCGATGACCCATGTGAAGCCATTTGCGTGGAGCTACTCCAAGCTCAAGAATTTCGAGAGCTGCCCTAAGCGGCATTACCACGTCGACGTCATCAAGGACGTCAAGGAAGAGGAGAGCGAGAACCTTCTATGGGGCAACCAGCTGCACAAGGCCGCAGCTAAGAGATTATCGTTGGGCACCGCGCTCCCGGCCGGCATGGACACCCTAGAATGGTGGTGCCAGCGGGTGCTTATCGGCGAAGGTAACATCCTCGTTGAGCAGCAGCTCGCCATCAGTAAAGAGTTCGGCCGGTGCGAATGGTTCGGCAAGGACGCCTGGTACCGCGGCATTGCTGACGTCCTGAAGGTCATGGGACCGGTCGCGCTCGCGATCGACTGGAAGACCGGCAAGATCCTGGACGACCCGGTGCAGCTCGCACTCATGGCAGCGTGCATCTTCGCGCATTTCCCCGAGATCATGAAGATCCGCACCGAGTTCGTGTGGCTCAAGGAAGGGCCAGGCGTGTCGAGTCGCGAGGACTTCGATAGGAGCTCGATGGCTACCGTTTGGAAGGGGCTGTGGCATCGTATCCAGCAGCTCGAGCACGCCTACAACACCGCCACATACCCGGCGAAGCCAGGGTACCTCTGTCGTAATTGGTGCCCAGTAAAGCAGTGTCCCCACCATGGCACCTAGAGCAAGAGATCACTTCAAACACAGCAATACACTCATGTTGCTTCTGGCAAAAAACCTGCCGGAGAAGTACAGTAATTCGACTTTTCATTGTTGGGAGAACACCCTAACAGATGAAGTCCATGTTGTTTGCATAAAGCCAGAGGTTGAACTGATGGACCCGAGAACTGGGTTCCCATCACCGAAGTTGATTACTCAGCTTCTATTGGTGCTCTAGTGACCCCAGAAGGCAAGGTCAAAGCTTCGATCAACCGCCTCTTGGACAAGTACAAGGGTTTGTACAAGTTCATGCCGGTGCCCGCCGGCTACGGCATGTCGAGCCTCGATTACCTGCTCTGCGTCTCTGGCCAATTCGTTGCCATTGAGGCGAAGGCTCCGGGCAAGAAGCCGACCGACCGCCAGAAGATGATCATCGGCCAGATCGAGCACGCCGGCGGCAAAGTATTCGTGATCGACGGCCCGCATGGGCTAGATCGTTTGAGATGTTTTATGGAGCTTAGTCAACATGCACCCTGTGCAGATCAGCGCAAAGCACAAGCTTGTCGGGGTCCCCTTCGCAATAGACGTGAAGAATCTATTTCCCGACGCAAAGGCACTAGACTTCGCGGGCGTGCCACATCTTCTTCTGCCCCACGCACCAGTCGAAACTTTTATGTTAAGGCGCTTGGGCTATGACGTCCCATCCCCCATCCTCACCCATTACGAGTGGCCACACCCAATCGGGCAGCCCCCGTTCGAGGCGCAGAAGAAGACTGCTGCCCTATTTACCACCGACGAGCGCTCCTACGCGCTCAATGGTATGGGGACGGGCAAGACTCGCGCCGCGCTCTGGGCCTGGGATTACCTTCGAAGTAACAATATTTGCGGGAAGCTTCTTGTCCTGGCTCCTCTCTCTACCCTTAACTTTACTTGGGCCCGTGAGGTCTTCGCCACTCTCCCCCACCGAAAATGCGTGGTCCTCCACGGAGATAGGAAGCGAAGACTTGAGCGATTAGCTGATCCCGACGCCGAGATTTTCATCATCAACCATGACGGGGTCAAAGTGATCGCCGAGGAGCTGGCTAAGCGCACCGACATCAACACTGTCGTGATCGACGAGCTCGCCGTCTACCGCAACCCCACGGCAGCGCGAACCAAGCAGCTCCGGAAGATCGCCCACACCATGAAGTGGGTGTGGGGGATGACAGGGGCGCCGATCCCGAACTCTCCAACGGACGCCTGGGCGCAAGCCTCGATCGTCACGCCCCATACCGTACCAAAGGCCTTCGGCCGGTTCCGTGATGAGCTCATGCTCAGGGTGAGCCAATTTCAGTATGTGGCGAAGCACGATGCAGTGGACCGCGCCTTCGCCGCGCTGCAGCCGGCGGTGCGTTTCACGCTGTCCGACGTGACTGAACTGCCTGAGGCCGTTGGGCTGAACCCGCTGCGCATCGTCGACGTCGAGATGGGGCCGCAACAGGAGAAGATATATAAAGAGCTAGCCGCAGCTTGTTACTCGGCGGTTCAATCTGAAGAGATCACCGCGGCCAACGCCGGCGCCTGCATGATGAAGCTGCTGCAGGTGGCTGCTGGGTGGGTCTACACCCGCGAGGGGAAGACCATCGCCCTCGATAACTCCAAGCGCATCGAAGCACTGCTGGAAGCGATCAACTCCAGCGAGCGCAAGGTACTGGTATTTGCAAGTTTTAAGCATGCGCTCGCTGGCATCAGCGAAGCTCTTACCAAGGAAGAGATCGAACATGCAACCATCTCAGGAGATACCTCGGAAAGTAACCGCTCCCAGACGTTCAATCTATTCCAGAATACAGATAAGTATCGCGTTCTGCTTGCTCACCCACAGTGCTTGGCTCACGGAATTACTCTTACGGCGGCTGACACGATTATCTGGTTTGGACCAGTTACTTCCCTCGAGATTTATGACCAAGCCAACCACCGCATCAGGCGAGTAGGCCAGAAGTTCAAGCAACTATTCCTCCATCTACAGAGCACGCCCGTAGAGAAGAAGATTTATACTATGCTTGCAAACAAGCAACGCGTGCAGGACTCTCTCTTAGAACTATTTGAAGCTGCAACGGAATGATGGAAAAAACCCCAGCGCAACGACGCCGAGAGAAGCGGATAGCCAACATCGAAAGCGCCCGCGAGAAAGACCGTCTCCATGCGCGGAAGAGGCGCTCCGCTAACCCCGAAAAAGATCGAGAGTACCAAAGGCAATACAGGGCAGCCAACCTGGAGAAGCATCGTCTTCGCCACCGCCGCAATATGTTGCTCAAGTCATATGGCATAACCCTTGAGCAATATAGGGCTAGGCTTAAAGCACAGGGAAATGCGTGTGCTATTTGTAAAGGGACGGAGGTGCGGGGGCGCGGAGATTGGCATGTTGATCACTGCCACAAGACTGAAAAAGTCCGTGGTCTGTTGTGTAATTTATGCAACGGCTTGCTTGGACGCGCTGGAGATAGCCCAGAAGTCCTTATAGCGGCAGCTACTTACCTCAGGAGATTTAGCAATGACTGATATAAATCGAAGAGTTAATCAGTACGTGCGCCTTCGTGACGAGATCAAGCGTCTCGACGAAGAGCATAAATTGAAGATGGCGCCCTACCGGGAAACCCTCGAAGGACTGAACGGTGCTTTACTCCACCACCTTAACAGCATCGGTGGTGACAGCGTTAGAACGGAAGCCGGTACCGTCTACAAAACCGAGAAGAAATCAGCGTCTTGCGCTGACAAATCGGCCTTCTGGGCTCACGTCGTCTTAACGGGCGACTGGGAGCTACTCGACTGGAAAGCCAACGCCACTCAGGTCGCCGCGTACATCGAGAAGAATGGGGCCCTACCACCGGGGGTCAATTTTAATGTGTCCCACGTTGTGGGCGTAAGGCGGGCCTAAACGAACTACCCACCCAACGGAGATTTTCACCAATGAATGAACTTGTTCCCCAGAATTTTGGCGCCGTGTCTACTGTATTCGGCGCGGTAAACCCTGGCGATGACCTGTCGGCCGGCGTGCAGGGAGGCTTCGGCCTCATGAAGTACAAGGGCAAGGTCTGGTCCTTGGCCTACCGCGGCAACGAGACAGCGCTGATGCGCGATGATGGCGACGGCCCGCGCAACTCAATTGAGATCGTGATCCTCAAGGCGAGCCAGCACATCGCCAAGATCTTCTACGAGAACGGCTACGTCGAAGGTTCGACGGCCGCGCCTGATTGCTTCTCGACCAACGGCCTCACCCCCGACATGGGGTCGGCGAAGCGTCAGTCGCCGACTTGCGCCGCGTGCCCCCGGAACGCTTGGGGCTCGAGGATTACCCCAGCAGGTAAGCAAGGCAAGGCATGCTCTGACTCCAAGCGCACCGCCATTGTGCCGCTCGCCGATCTGAAGAACGAGATGTTCGGCGGCCCCATGCTGCTGCGCGTGCCGGCGGCGTCACTGCAAGAGCTGGCCCAGTTCGGCCAGAAGATGCAGGGGTTGGGCTACCCGTATTACTCGATCGGCATCCGGGTGGCGTTCGACGCTGCTGAGGCGTTCCCCAAGTTCGTGTTCAGCGCCATTCGGCCGCTCTCAGATGTCGAAGCGAAGCTGGTCCTGAAAATGCGCGACGAGCCTTTGGTCGGCCGCATCCTATCGGAAGGAACTGAAAATGCCGCAAACCCATCAGCGGCGCCCACTGCCTTACCGTCGCCGTTCGAGCAACCGCTCCAGCAAAGCCCTGCCCCTGTGGCCCAGCCTGCTCCCGTTGTTCCTGTGGTTGCTCCTACTCCTCAGCCTCAGCCTGTAGCCGCTGGTGTTGTATCCTCTGGGTTCGGCCCAGTGGCTGCTCCGGTGCAGCAGGGGGCAAGTGTGAACGTTGCGCCTATGGCAGAGACACAGCAACCACCAACACGGATCGGTGTTTCTCCCGCCCCCGCTGCGCCTGCTCAGAGCTTTGACGCAACCCTCGACGCCATGTGTGACAGCCTCCTGCCACCGGCTTAGCGGCTAACGCATGGCCGGGCCGGGTTCGACCGGCCCTCACACACTGGTTCGAGGGCGCGAAAAATGCTTACGCAACAACGGCTAAGAGCCGTTCTGAATTACGACCCAGCGCTCCACTTGGGTTCGTTCACCTGCCCTCGCGCCGCTCATAGAGCATACGCTGCCGCTGCTAAAAAGCATTTTGGTGCTTATGCGAGGGCAGCATGAGCTTCGAACAGACGCGCGAATATTTAGCCCGTGTTTTACCCTGGCCGCAGGCAAATGAGGAACCATCATTTGTTGGAATTCATTACACGTTTTACCCAAAAGACGGGCAGGTCCGGAAAGATGGCAAGGGGAAGGACCTACTTCCATGGGCGGGGCGGGCTGTTCAGTCAGTCGGGGATGCGATTAAAGCGATCGACTGGGCTCTTAAGCAGCCAAGTACACGAGATATTTATATCTGCCTGTCGACGCAACGTACAGCGACCGAGAAGACCGGAGCTAAGGGGTTCAAATATCACACCCCGATCCGGAACCAGGCCAACGCAGTCGCCCTCAAGAGCCTATTTCTAGACATAGACATCAAGGGGGGAGAGAACGGCTACAGCTGCTTGGATGAGGCGGTGGGGGCGCTAGGCACCTTCATCACTGCTACCAACATGCCCAAGCCGAGCATGATCGTGTCGTCTGGCGGCGGCCTCCATGTCTACTGGACAATAATGCGCGCACTCATCCCGAGCGAATGGCGCCCCCTGGCGACTGCTTTGGCTGAGGCAACAAAGAAACACGGGCTTCGATGCGACACCCAATGCACCATAGATTCGGCCAGGGTGCTAAGGCCACCGGGGACGTTTAATCGCAAGACAGAGCCGCCACGACCCGTTGTCCTGGCCAACGCCGGCCGTGGCTTCGACTACACGGTGGAGCGCCTCGCCGCCGCGCTCGAGCCCTACAGAACAGTTTCAGCACCTGAGCTCCCGCCCAAACCAGCTTTACAAGGCGTCAGCGACCTGGCGGCGGGCATCGACCAAGGCAAGTCCGCGCCGATCGACCTCGATACGGTTCTCCCATCGTGCCAGTTCCTGCGTGACGCGGTTACCTCGGGAGGTAAGGACCTCACCAATCCGATCTGGAACCTAACGACCCTCATAAGCACGTTCACCCTTGGTGGTCGCGCCGACGCGCACCGCATGGGGGACAAGCACCCTGGCTACTCCAAGGAAAACACCGATGAGTTCTTCGACCGTAAAACGCGCGAGAAAGACGAGAAGGGCCTCGGCTGGCCTAGCTGTCAGACCATTTCAGCGACAGGCTGTGCGGCGTGTAAGTCGTGTGGGCACTTCGCTGCCGGCAAGTCGCCTCTTCATCTTGCAAAGCCTATCGCTCCTCTACCCGCCGCGCCAACGCCAGTTGCAGTTCTGCCGCTATCGCAGGGCGTGGCGCCGCTACAGGTGGGCACGGCGGATCTGCCAGATGGCTACACCCGGCTCCCTGGCGGCGTCGTAGCCCTTCTGGTCGCCCAGGAAGACGGGACGATGCACCCGGTGCCAATCTGCGACTACCGCATGGTGGAGCCCTGGCTGCAGGTCGACTCCAACGCCGGCCTCATCCTCCACTTCACGTCCTGCGTAAACCTGAAGGTCGATAAGAAGATCAGCATCCCCGCGCGCATCATCGGCACACAGGAGATGACGACCGAGTTCCAGGAGCAGGGTTTCATGATGCCCATCGGGGCGAAAGCAAAAGAAAACGTAGCGAGGTTCATTGTGGCTTGGATCAAGAAACTGCAGGAGACGCGTGAGAGCATCATGACCGCTCCCTTTGGGTGGAGCGTTCAGAAAGCGACCGGCCTGGTCGAAGGGTTCGTGTTCGGCGGCGTGCTGCACACACCCAACGGCGCCAAGGTATCCGGATCTCCCGACAACGTGCTCGCCCGCCACTACGCACCTTCTGGTGATGACAAGAAGTGGCGGGCCGCTGCGGCGATGATTACCGCGCAAGGTAGGCCCGAGCTCGACGCCATAGTGGCGAGCGCCTTCGCCGCGCCGCTGGTTCGGTTCACCGGCCGCGAGGGCGCGGTCCTCAGCTGCTACTCGACAGAGAGCGGCATCGGCAAGACGAGCTCACTCCGGGTTGCTCAGGCTGTGTGGGGTGATCCAATCCGCGCCGTGCAGACGCTCGATGATACGTCAAATTCGGTCATA